ATCAGCTCGCAATGAAGGTGATAAGAATGTAGTGTTAAAGTATCATAATTTGATTCTAAACAAAGTTATGAATACTCTAGCTAAAATTGAAGTAACTGACAGCGAAGACGCTATCCAAGCCAAGCAGTTGGCCTTTGCAGAAGCATTGAGCAAACTTACTGGGGTCAAACAAGTATAAATAACAGTATGCCGTTAAAAAAATCAACCAGCAAAAAAGCATTCACAGAGAATGTCAAAAAAGAAATCGCCGCAGGTAAGCCTCCCAAGCAAGCAGTGGCAATCGCATACTCTACTAAGAGAGCGGCAGCAAGCAAAAAAGGAAAAATGAAATGAAGCATAATAGCATTACACAAAGCGATATGAACTTAGATTTTAACGGCATGGCAGGTAATGGCGTTAATCGTGGTGCAAATAAATTCGCCGGTAACCAACACAGCGGTATCCAAAACCCTAACAAAACAATCACAGGTAAACGTGGTCCTACAGTAGGCAACAAAAGCGATGACGATCGCAGTTATCCAGATGCTAGAGTAACTCCAAAGTTTACTCCGGGTAAAGACATGTTCCCGGGTTCAGCTAATCCACAAGTACGTGAAAGCGGTGGTGGACGTTTCCCAGGTACAAGACCATTTGATCCGCAAGCAGGTCAAAACTACCGAGGCAACGCAGACAAGATTAACATGGGTCGCGGCCCAACTAAAGGAAATGAACTATGAGAATATCTACATCAAACCCACAGAGTAAAGAGATCAACCAAAAGCGTGGTCCTACTACTGGCAACATGGACATAGGCGGTAAGCGTTCAACGTTCATGAAAGAAAAAGCCAGCTCAGGCAATGAAAAGTCTGCCTTAGCCGATATGGTAACCAGTGTTGTAGCCGCACGTGGTCGTGGCATGCAAAGTTTCCGTGATCCAGCTGTTGAAGGTATCAGTGCCGACACTAATGTTGGCGCAAAGAAAAACTCAACTGCCGATGGCGCTAAGTTGCCCAGCAAATATAAAGCACCTAAGAAGTAAATAAACAGCGAGGCAATAGTCTCGCTGTAATCTATAGAATAGTAAAGGAATAGATATGACTAAGAAAACAGCCACGCCCACAGATGTGGCCAGCCCATGGGAAGATGACGCCCCAACAGCGCAAGAAATAATTGAAGTAGCCGAACAGGTTGCCGGTATTGCGCCAAAATCCACAAGCAACGCAGAATACGACATGGAGGGTCTAATGACCGACTTTCCCACGGCCAAAGAACTTGAGAGATTTGTATTTGATGAAACGGGGGTTGTCTTAAACCTAAAAGGTCGTGCTAACAAATTAAAATATCAAGTAGCCATGGATGTATTAAATGGCCAAGACATTGACCCCAAGTTTATCGGCAGTGATAATCCATACATTGACAAAGCAGACATGGTACCTGAAGAACCATTCCCAGAAATCCCCCCGCGTGATCCAAGCTTGCCACCAGAAAGCGAATTGCAGAATTATTTCTTCAGTCCTTTTGTGCCGCATCCAGATCCAGACTACAGAGCATTGGGTAAGAAATGTCATTGCACATTCCGTAAGTACAATGATGGCACAATCTCATATGAAATTAATGGTCCATGGGAAAAGAAAGAACATGGCACAAAGATTGACAAGTATGGCCGTGAGCGTCCTGAAATTATTAAATGGATTGGTGCTTGCACAGGCGAACAAATGGTTCAACGTGAAGATGGCACATTAACTCCTGTTGGTCGTAGACTGCGTACCATGATGCAGGCACAGCGTATCAATGCTGGCAATATTTGGGACACATTCGTAGACCGTGACTTTGGACAGTTTAACAGCGAAGCTATCGTTGATCCATGGGGCACTGACATTAGAGGCGGTTAATATGACAGACCATACAATGAGAGATGCACAGATCCATCAAGCACAGCAAGAGCGTATGACTCGTGACACATTGATCCTACAAAAGATTAATGCCACACATAGAATTGCTTTTGCTGAAAAGTTTCCTAATCAAGTTGAACACATCCTACGTTTGTTAACAGAACGTTTACAAAGCGGTCTAGACAAACGTGATGGCGTTGAACTTGATAATCCGGATACTTGGAAAATGGATTGCCGAGAACTAGCTGACTTATCTATAGCTATCGCTAACATATACAGTGTAAGAGAGAAACTAAAAGATGTTCAACCTAACACATGATGAATCAAGTGCATAAGATGTAGGTGGAATCTGGACGGGTCCCGATGAATTTGAACTTACGTTTAGATTTAATCATGACGATAAGCCAGATTTCTTAGTACATCTAAGATTAGACCATGAAGAACTTAAACGTTTAACTGATTATCTGCAATTTAAACTAGCACAAATAAGGTTACATTAATGCTGGGCAATGAAATATTAATGGCCAGAGCATTAAAGTGGGCAGTGGACAAGTATGATCTTCCCTTGGATGCACTGGCTAATTTAAACGGCGATCTAAAAACTGAATTAATGGAATTAAGCATTGCTGTTGCTGATGACATGAAATACAATCAGCTCAAATACTTTAGACCCTTTGATCATCAACGGAATTTCTTTAAGACCGGAGTCAGTGAACGCCGTGGAATACTTGCCGCTAACCGAATTGGTAAAACTGTAAGTACCTGCTATGAAACTGCCATGCACTTAACTGGACAATATCCGGATTGGTGGGAAGGACATAGATTCAACCAACCTATTACCTGTATGGTAGCAGGTGAAGGTTGGAGTCAGGTAGCATTGGTATTACAAAATGAATTACTAGGAACACAGGATGTTAAGATTACAGAAAATTTGGGCACTGGTGCTATCCCCCGTGATTGTATTATTGTTGATACTATGCGTAATGATGGTGCTAATAACATTGGTTGCGAGATCCGTCATGTCAGTGGTAGTAACAGCTATCTACTATTTGCTAACTACACACAGGAAGTTAGGCAACTACAAGGTTTCAAACTTAATTTGGCAGTTTTTGACGAGCAGCCACCGGATGACTTTTTCAGTGAAATCGTTACGCGAACTGCTACGACTCAAGGTAAAGTGCTTTGTTCATTTACTCCGCTAAAAGGTCTTAATGGCCTAGTAAGTAAATTTTGGAACAAAGAAACAGGCTACGAATACATTCGTGTAAGCTGGGATGACGTACCAGAATATGATCCATGGGGCTTGCCATTCTTGCTCTATGAAACACGACGTCAATTAGAACGAGATTACTTGCCACATGAACGTGAAGCACGTATTGCTGGTAAGCCTGTCATGGGTAAAGGTGCAGTATTTCAAATTGGCAATTGGCCTACGTATAAAACAGGAGACATTGACTTTTTACGCATGCCACGCATACAACGAGTTATTGCCTTAGACTTGGGCTTGGTCAACGACAAAACTGTTATATCATTGATGTATTGGGAACCACATGAAAAGACTGCTTACTTACATAGACAAATTGTTGTGCAGGGCATTGAAGAAGCTGTGCCCACTCAGTATATCAATCATTTACTTCGTCCTGAAGTGTTTGGTTGTCCTATCGCTTTACCTGCTGACGCTAGCACTGCTGGCAGATACACTATGAGTGCTAACAGCATACGTGAACTATTTGAACAGTACGAACTTAACGTAATAGAAAAACCCATTATGAATCCGCCGGACAGTCAAGGGCGTGTCACTAACCACAAAGCATATGGTATCAACCAAATGCGACAAATGTTGGAAGTTGGATCATTGATGATCAATGAAAACTGCACACAATTCTTGAGCGAAGCAGGTAACTACTATGTAGATGAACGAGGTAGATTTAGTGATCCGGATGACTGCATTGATAGTGCTAGGTATGCTCTACTAGCATGCCTGCAGGGTCTAGCAGAACCCTGGGACAATAAAACTCCACAACAACGTATGGCTGCACAGCGAGACAGATACGTAACAAGAGAATATACGAATAGACCAGCATGGAAACAAACGTTTTCACCAGAATAAGGACAAGCAATGAGACACGGACAATTTATGGTATATGGCGGCAAGGCTGATCCATATATAATTAACAAAGATGACTATAAAGTAGAAGTCACTAAGACTTGGGTACCCAGCACACTACAATGGCACATTAAGTTTACCAGCACAACAGAACATGAACACAACTTTGAGCTGTTTCTTAATTCAAAAGAATTAGAACATTTGAGGAGAATACTTTAATGTTCATCTGTGCCATAGAACAAAACACAATGATATTGTGTGAAAAACACGCTAAAGCATTTGAAGCGGCTGCATTAGTAGCCAATACACCCCATACTATCTATGAAATGGAAGATGAAGACGCAGTAGATGCTCGTTGTCATGCCTGTGATTTACAAGACGAATTAACCCGCCCTAGGATTATTTTACCTGATTAAAAAAACGCTAAATAATAGATATACTAAAGGTAATTCGCCCATATGTTAGACATAAAAAA